TTTAGAGACTCTATAGCCGACGGACTGAAGACTTCTTCAGGCAATCTGAGTTCGCGCCTAACAGTGCCCTTAGAATTCTTATAAACGAATACCCCAACCCTGGACAGCTTGCTATTCACCCGTAAAAAGCCTTGTGTAGTCTTTTTTGGTTTGCCATCAAATCGACAAAGGTCATATCTGGTAACTGAAATACAATTTTCCTTTACAGTTTCTTCGGTATCTGATATATTGTTATGAGACATATTTTAAGTATTTTTAAGAGTATAGTAAATTCAGTTAGTTATAGGCTTTTACTACCGCAGGAAAATGTACATGTTAGTGTTTAACGTAACAGATGCGAGAAAAAACTGGGCCACGATTCTAGGAATCGTAACGAAAGAGAGGGTCTCAGTTTATCTCACTAAAAATAACAAGGTAGTAGCCGAAATAAGACCTATTGAAGAGGTTTCTAGTCTTGAGTCTAAAGTTAGAACTACTGAATCTAGCAAGCGTTAAGGCCTACTTTGTTTTTAAAAGTTTTTCTAAAGAATCAAATCGAAAATCGATGAGTTCTCGAAGGGAAGTAACATCTTGTTTGGTTGCGGATTCTTTTTTCAAATCGTTATACTTTTCTTGTAGAACGCCTATTTTTTGTGACTGGGTGGCCCATACCCCACCCAAAGAAAACATCAGGCCGACAATAGTTAAAGCCGCTAAAAGCGGATTCGGGATACCCAGAAACTTTCTTATCGGACTCTGTTTAACCATACATCTTATATTATAACACATTAAGAAAACATGTCAAATCATAGAGGTAAGCGGTTATTAGGAATTTCCTAATAACCGCTTACCTCTATTGTTATTCGATTTAACTTATTAAGTACAATCGCCTGTTGCGGTAGCTGCGGCCCATCCGTATACTCCCGCCACTTCCTCACAAATACACTTGCTTGTGGCCTCTGTTCCTCCAGAACCTTTTCTGTAAACAACCTCTGAGCCCACCGAAGCCGAATCGCATGTTACAAGCCCGGTAATCAAAGTCTGTTTAAACGTTCCATCGTCTTTTAATTGAGCTCCTGGATTCCCACCCTGCCCAAATCGCAACAATATAACTGAGCCTGCGCTATCATTATCTCTATCTGCGTCTACGATTAGTGACCCCTCTCCTCCGACAGATGCCCCACCATCAGCCGAATTAAATATAAGATTATCATTTCCTAAACTTATTGTACCTCCGCTTTCTGCCCTAATAAAGAGCCTAGAATCGCCTGCGGCAAAATCTGAAGCATATATCTGAACCACATCTGCGGGAGCGGTTGTGGGCGCTACATTATTTGCAATAGAAAGCGTACTGGACGCATTTGTACCAAAGCTTGCTAAACCCAAACCAATATTTGAATCCTGGAAAAAGATGGTATCTACGCCATCAAAAACCCTAAACACCGAATCTGCGTCTGTATTAATAACAACATCATCTGTACTAGCTGGAGTGAATGCCACATTTCCCGTAAATATAAAGTCATAATCTTGGTCTACGCTTACAGAATGTGTTGTAATACTGATGCCATTCCCAGCGGTTTCGTCTCCTGTGTTTGTTCCAGATAGATTCGAGCCACCGACAGTTCCCGTAAACGTCGCATTTCCAGCCTCTGTCAATACTAACAACTCTGTACCAGCGTTTGTTTGTACAACAAAATTTTCAGCGGAACTATCGTTATCACTATCTATTCGGAAAATAAGGCTACCGGCGGAGTGTATACTTAACACACCGGCTGCTGTATCATCGGAAATTAGCGCTGCAGCTCCCCGTACAAACATGTTTGTATCGGAATCTAAATTAATTACCAAATCTGAAGTAGTTGCTGGTGTAAACGTATGTGCCCCCGTCCAACTCGGGGAAAAGCTTTGATCTACTGAAAGAGTATGACTAATATCTTCGCCACTTGTCGCACCGGTAGATGAGACGCCCCCGTTAGCTGTAATATCGCTTACATAATCCCCCGTGGTATCCGTACCTAGTTCTACGGAATCCGCAGGAACATCCGTAGGGGTTGAGCCATCCAACAATGTATCTGCAAGCGCATAAGATGAGGTTACGACCGAAGCCGTAAATACCAGAGTTAAAAATTTATTCATTATTACTCCACCACTACCACACAAGAAATAAGCTGTGTCCCAGACGCAACTATACAGTATCCATTATTAGAATTAATGTTCATATTTCGATCGTGACACGTTGCGGGGTCAGCGCAAAGCGCGTACCCTACATCATCAGCAACATCTGGGCCGCCTATATGTACCGGCGTAGAACTAAGGTTTGAACAACGCATTGATGTCGAGGCTCGACCATCTGGATTAGCAACGGCCGTCGCTGTAGTGCCGCACGTTATATCAAAACTATCCATTGCGATACCAGTTCGATCAAGGATAGTTTTAGCTCCCCCTACAACTACAAACAGCCCTAACATTCCACCAAGTAAAACCAGAAATTGTTTCATCTAATCCTCCGAGTCCTAAACTATCATTCTTATTATTTAATGTCAATACTTTTTATGGACAAACCCCAGCCCCTGCTAAATTCTGCCAACTATAATTCTGTAATGTTGTTTTTATACAGGCGCATAAGGTAATGTCGTTTGCGGAGTTATCATAAAGAGATATTAATCCTAAATTATTCACGTTGCAGGTCGGCAGTGTGTTTACGGCACCGGTAAACTTTAGTTTACCGGAAATAGAACTAGTAGAAGAAGAGGTTAGATTTATGGTTTGGGCTTGAATACTCCCCGCTTCGTCCCAAAAGTTTTCTGATCCACTAGCAATAAAAATAGTATTTTCCGTAGGAACAGTTGGTAAAGTAGCCCGAGTTCTCTGAATACGAATATAATACTTTGAAATGCTGTTGATAGTCAGGGGGGCCCATCCCTCAGAGATTAAAATATTTGAATCCCAAGAAATATTACCGGATCGACTAAAACCTAAGGTCTCATCTACGGGATTAAAAACACTAAAGCCGCTAGCCGTAGAGTATTGAAAAATTGGTGTGACGTTGGTTGATGCTGGGACCTCTAAATTAACTAACATAGTAAAAAAGGGGGAGTCGCTCCCCACTAAAATAGCATCATTATTCGAAACGAGTATTTGGACATCCGTAGAATTAGACCCAAAAGCTGTATTTGAATCGGTATATGTGGGGCCGCTGGTTTCTCTCCAGTTTTGAGAGGCGACGGCCGGGGCCGATCCGGTTACGTGCTCTATAGGCCTAATCCCCGGCGCAATAAACATCCCGGCAATTTGTTGTGTTCCTGTCCCAAATCTGGAAACATTCAGTGCAGCCATTTGCCCGCCGGTTGCTCCGGTATCGTCGATTACTATTAAATTAACAGCAGATAAATCGCCAGCCTCCATTCCGGTCGTTGTGAATATGGTTTGAGTCGCATTAGTCGACGGGAAATCATTTTGATCTATGAATATATGTATAGCGGAAGTATTGGTTGTATTAGCTTTATGCGTAATACGGATGTCTCCGGTTGGATTTGTGGATGGGGTTGAGTAAGCATCTATCAACATCCCTCCTTCCGCAGCATCATTAATAATATCTAAATTATAAACATTAGAACAAAGGTTGTCACCTACGCTCATGTGGTTTACGCTATGATACGCGCAAATTGGATTTGACATTGTATCTACAAACCAATCTCTTGGTAATTCCGCTAAAGCGGTAGTAGACATCAAAAACACGATTAAACTTATTAGTTTTATCATGCGCCGAATTTAGCACAATTAATCTTCTTTAGCAAGCTTTTCTTCTTTGTTGTTGATCTCTGCAACTGGTTCTTTCTCTGTCTTTTCGTTAAGATTGGCTTCAGATAGTAACTTAATTGCCTCTGCTTCCATCCTCTTAATTTCGGCTTTTTCAAGATCTGTGCTCTGCCATAAACTAGGAAAATCAATACACCACTCAGAAAGTTCTCGTCCCTTAGTGGGTCCGTTCTTAGATAACATAATAAGCTTAACTAAATATTCTAGTTTTGGTTTTAAAAAGAATTTCTGAGAGGCTCGGATCATGTCATAGAAGTTTCTAAGATCACTTTCCCCTGTAGCATTTAATCCGGCTGGGCTTTGGCCCATTAGTTTAGTAACTGGAATACCTGTTGCGCTAGAAAGAGATACCATAAATATTTCTAGGATTTGCGGTATAGCGTTAAATGAGTGTGCTTCGATATGAAAATCTTCGTCTGCGTCTTTGTCGACTACCCAAATATTGTTTACGGACGCACTAAGCTGCATTTCCTGCAATCTAAGCTTAATTAATTCAGGCGAATTCGCGCTAAGGGCTTCTATATATCCAGACATTTTCAAAACAGATTGACTAGACTTCTGCATTAGGTGAGCTACGGACTGAAAACTAACTCCGTATTGTCTAAGCACCTCATCCATTTTTTGGTATATAGATTCTGACCAACCCTCATTTTGACGTTTACGTCTATTTGATGTTCGACTACCCTCAAACCGAATAAGCCTGGATTCGTGAATAATTGGATCGTTAAAATCAGATGTTTGGTGTGTCCCCGCTAAATCTTGTGGATAGACTCGATACGTTGCGGCCATTCCGAATTTAGGAGATAAAGGATCGGTATAATAGGTTTCTTCTCTTAAGTACCTACGATCGAGTACTTTCAAAAAAGAAATGTCTTGAATATTGTTCATATCTACAGGGGAATCTTGCGGGCTCCCGTCTTCTATTCCTACGTAGATTACTGCGCCACCGAATACTCGGCTCCACACGCGCGCGTCAACGAAAGCCTCGCGAACATTTAGATCATCCATTTTCATTAAAATAGAGGCGGCCTTTTTAGCTTCTCTGCCCGACTGTTTCGCTTTTAGATAGTCCTCTAGATCATCTTTATAACTTTCATCACCTATCACTAGCTGGTAGCCCTGCTTCAGCTCCTCTTCTGGAATAATTTCAGCTATTCTAGCTGCTATATGAGAATCATGATACAGGTTTTCTTGATCATCGTCCGAGAGTTTAACCGTTCTATAAAACTTGGACATCTGTAAAGAGTCCCAATCTCGATCGCCGAGTCGGGTTTTACTATTTATATATTCATCCCATCTTTTTTGATGTTGTTTCTTTTTTTGCAGCGGTGTTGGTTCTTTTATTTTATCTACCATAGTGCCCTACCATATTTTTTAAAGTGGAGATCATAGCGCCTATACTACGCTTATGTAAAATGTTTAAAGCCTGGGACATAGCATCAACCTGATCGTCATATTTCCCATTATCGAAAGTGCATATTTCATTAATAAATTCGTTTACCCACTGGTGTTTTGCGGGGTTAGGTAAGTATACGTTTCCCGCGGCCCATAGCGGGGTTACTGCGTTCGCGCGTTGAAACTTAGAAGATTTGGGTTGTTTTTCTTCTATTATTCCGGATATTCCTAGCTTTCTAAGATTACGAATAACCTCAGGACCGGTAGAGGCTTTTTCTATATGTTTCGCGATCGCCTTCGGCCATTTAGCGGACACTTTTACGATAGCTTTTTCTATTTCTGGAACTTCCATACGTGCGCGAACCTGGTCTACTAAATAATAATTAGATTCGCTTCGCATCCAAACCTGACCTACGGTAAAATCACTAGATTTTGATTCGGCGGCTGAAGTGTCCCAAGACTGAATCCAATATCCTTTTTCCGGTAAGTCATCGTAGAACTTAGTCCACGAATGTTTAAAAACATTGCCTTCCGCTGGAATAGGGGATTGTTGGTATTGACAGGCGAAGGCTAGTGGGGTCGTTTGTTTTTGTAAGGATTCTATGCGTTCAAGCGTGTATCGGGTAGGCCAAAGTATTTCGCCCTCTTTTTCACGAATATCATAACGACCTAATTTATTATATGTGTAATGACCTTCTTTATATTGTAGAGGGAAACAAAGATGTTCAAACTCACCCGAAGCTAGGGCTACTCCTGCAACATCCTCTTCATGCAATCTTTGCATAATGACAATTATGCATGATTTTTCGCGGTTAACTAACCGATCGGGAATAGTTTCGGTAAAGACTTTCCGCATCTGATTTAGTTTGGCTTTAGTTTCATTCTCAGAACCATTAGTATCAACAGGTTTAATCGGATCGTCGACAAAAAAGAAATCGACGTGACGTCCGGTAATAGTGCCTGTCATTGAGGCACAATATCTTACGCCCATTTTGCTATTCATTAGCTTGGTATTGCCCCAAGCTTCAGCCTTAGGTTCCCAAATGTTGCCCCACCTGCTTCTATACCAGTCGCTTTGAACTAATGTTCTAAACTTTACGTGTGTCTCTTTTGCAGATTCTAGATTATAACTAGTATAAAAAAATTTTTTTGA